GTCGTAACCATAACGTGGGTCCTGCATGGCAACCGTCATCTCCTTAGAGGAGCTAAAGGGAACGGCCCCGGATGTCCCCGAGGTATCACCTTGAACAAGCGACACAGGAGATCCGCCGTCTGACTTAAAGCGAGCATAGAGTCCTCGGATAGCCATGGTTGCGGCATTAACATCCCCCGACTCGACAGTGTTGTTATACACCTCTTGCTCTTGTTCGGTGAGTGCTGTAGCTGCCCATTCGGACATTGCCTCATAGTTCTCAGGACCACCGGCTTCACTCATCAAGGCTTGTTGTTGCTGTGCTGCCACGGCTTCATAGCCATTAACATACATATCAACCATCTCCTTAGGAATGCCGTTAGCCTCAAGCGCCTTATAGGTTTCCTCGGACAGTTCACCATTCTCAAAGTATTCTTCGGATGCACTGGTCACTGTGTTGTTAACAGCCGTGTTATCCGTGGGCGCCTCGTCGTTTGTTGACTCATCGGGAGACTCTTGTTGGCGTTCGTGGAACTGCTTTTCCAGGTTACTATACGCATCCGCAAGGGCCTCAGGGTTCTCAAACTTCTCCGGTAGCCACTCAGGGCGCTCGGAGGTAGCTTCAGCCGTTTCGGGCTGCTCTTGTGATGATGCTGCTGCTGCTTCTTCTTGCATTGCAGCCTGTTGTTCAAGAGAGATGTTCTCCTGTTCAGTGGGTTCGCTAAATGTAACGCTTTCCATATTTATTCTTGGGGTTCAACTGATGGCATATTACCTGCCAAGGCCTGATCGTTCAAGGCTTTAATACCGGCAGGTCCCAGCTTCTCAGTCATAGCTTGCATCTGTTGCATTTGTGCTTCTTGTTGCATCTGCTCGGCACTCTTGATGAGTCCTTCGGTCTTGATACCGAGAGCAGTTGCACGACGCTTAAAGTAGTCTTCAACATTAACAAACTGGCCGATAGCTTCTGGTCCTACGACCTGAGCAGCACCGGCAAGGAATAAATCTAGTTTAGAAAGATCGTTACCTCTACCAAGGGCCTCAACCCCGGTAACAATCACGGGCTTCACCAAGTCCTTCGGGAGCTTAGGTAACATCTTTTTCTTTTGCATTACCGACATGATCCGCTTCACCAACGGCAGTTGCATCTCGGCAGCCAGGAGCGAGTAAAGCCCACCTAGGGACGCCTCTAGCTCTTGGGATAACATACGGATCTCCTCGGCTGTCACACGCTCAGCCTGTCGGACAACTCCTGAGGTAAGCAAGAAGGCGGCTCCAAGGCGGTCCTTGATGGCCTCCATGGTGACCTGAGCAGTGCGGAAGTCATTGAACTTATCAAGCTGGAGAGTGTTAACATCAGCGGCGTTGCCTTGGACAATCGCACCGTTGGGGCTTTCAGCAAGCGTCCGGGCACGGGTGGTTCCATTAGGGTTAACAAGAAAGAGAACCTTGGCAGCAGCAGCCGATCCCTCGACAATCGCCCGGGTCAACGCTTCGAGACTTTGGATGTCACCGAGGTATTCCTCAACGAACCCACGTCCATAGGCTTCACCGTCAATCCTGGAAAGTCTTAAGGGGATGAATGGGTTGCGGTCTAGTGTTACCTTGCCACCGGCATATGGGATGTCCACACCATTAACATCTTGGGTAATAATCCACTCTTCACCGGTGCGCTTACATGAAGTAAACAGGTCCACCTTAGCGTCACTTGAGGCAAGGTTCGGGTCTTGTTGTTGAAGTTGATTACGTATCTCTTCCGAAAGAGTGTTAAATGCAACAGACTCCTTGGTGGCTACCGATAACAAATTACCCATAGGGTCACGCTGGACAACAAAGCGGTCGAGGTGGAACACCCGGAGTCCCCCTTCGTCGGGAAGATATAACAAAGCGTTACCGGTGATGATAAGATGCTTGAGGGCCTCGTGAAGAGCAACCCGGTATGCACCTCGGGTAACCTCATCCATCACCAGTTCCTCCAAGGCTTGAAGAGATGCTTCGATCTCACTCATCAACTCGGGTGGTGTCTCGTCCTCTGCAAGTTTCTTTTCGTTGGCTTGGAAGCGGAAGAAGGGAGAGTTAGGAGGCAACAGAGCGAGGAGCAGCTTGGAGGCAAGATTGTTAACCCCACGGGAACCGACGCCACTGAAAGGTGTCTCAAGGCGGCTGTGTGGTCCGAAGCCCTCCTCCGGCATAACATAAGGAAGAGTGAGCTTGGAACAGGCCCGACCTCGGTCAAGGTAAGAATACCGTGCGCCTTCCAAGGACGTATAGAGTTGCTGTGCGGTCTCGGCGTGCATGTTTGTTATTAATGTTAAGGTAGATCCTCAGTAGGTTGAGGTTTGATTGATAAGAATTCCAACTGGGTTAGCTCCTGGACACCTGAAGTCCCCTCAAGCATCGCGTCATCGTTAGCAGTGAATCTCCAGCAGTCGATAGCAATGAGTCGCCCTGAGCCATCCGTAGCTTCTGCTAGGCTGTCCACAGGCGGTAACCCAGTGAGCGTAGTGCCTTGTTTGTTAGGATACCCACGGTCAGCGTCAACAGCCGCAGCGAGTCCAGTGTAAACATCAGGCTGCACTACGTAGTAACGAAACCCTGTGTCAGCGCGTGACTGCTCAATGTCGGTCAGTGGTTGGTCTAGTTCGTCCATCAGTCTATCAGTTCGAGTTCGTCGGACATCTCAAGGTCTTCTTCGACGGGTGGCTCCCAGTGTAACCGCTCAAGGTAACTGTCGAGTGTTAGCTCTTCGATACCCTCAAGGCTAAAGTCGTCGGTATCTAGAATCAACGAACGCTTGATGCAGTAGAGTTTGTCCGTTGATGTCTCTGGGTCTAAAAACAAGTCATCCCAAAGTGCCAACCACCGCTCAGTTCCGTCACCGTCAGGTAGACCTCGGGCTGTGTTACCGGATGCTGTGAGTGTCTCGTAAGATTGCTCGTTGGAAAATCTGAAGAACCTGTGAGTCTCGTCTGTCATTAGTTAAGTGATTCGAGTGGTGGGAAAAAGTCGGCGATAGAGTCAACGGTAGGAGCGTCTTCTTCGCCGTCGATGAGTGCGTATCCGCTGTGCTTCAAGATAGCCCACTGTCCCCCTTCGTGATGCTCAATAACATCAGCCCAGCGAACAGTCGTGGTGCCGTCATAGTTTTCACCAGCGACTACCTTTGAGTTGTAATCGTCGAGTGTCTCTCGGTCTGTGGATGTATAATACATTAGTAGATGGTGTAGGTGTCGTTGATGTTAGCCTCAATGCCGGTGCGGTTTGCAACTTGGTTATCTCCAAATACGACAACTTCCATTAAAGGACCATCTGAGAAAGTTGAACCACCTTGCATGACGTTAAACATATTCTGGCCTATATCAACTTGCGTTTCAGATGCGGTTCCTAACGATGCTCCGTTCCCGAAGACTTCTTGCGTGTTCCCTGTAACTTGGAACGACATGACATTACGCCCTGTTTGCTTAGTATAACTAATAGTTCCTAGTGTATTATATGCCATCGATGAATTGGAAAGATACAACCTTGGGATTGCACCAATGATTCCCATAGCCAACTCATCTTTATAGGCTGCGGTAACCAAGAAATCAGAACTGTCTAGTTCATTAGTAAGCGTTGGGTGGAACAAAGTGTCATCTACGCCGTCACCAATGATTGCTGGGTTGTTCGCTGAGTCAGTCACCAACGTGCCACCATCGACGATTTTTGGTTGTGCGCTTGCGGTTGCCTGTGAGCTATCTAGTCCGTTTGAACTCTGGTCATACCATGTGGTGACGTGGCCGTCGTTTCCTGCGCCTACCCAATCCGTCAACGTCCCATCGCTAACCTCAGATGCCGTGAAGTCGCTTGTCGCACCATCGCTAGAGCGTCTCACATTAACAACATTCGGGTCAGCGTCAGCGTCGAACGAGCGGAGACTGTAAGCGGCTGCGGGTTGCAAGTCGAGGATGTTAGGAATCACTAGCTCACCGTTGATGTAAACTTGCCAGCCTTTGCCGGAGAGACTGTCGATTGCAGCAGTCGTCGCTGCGGTCAACCCACTGCCATCATAGTCGATGTCGATTCCAGCGTCAGCCAAAGCAGAACCACCAGATGCTCCGGTAGACGTTGCGTATTTGCCGGATGCGTCGATAGGCACAAGGATGTTCTCGACCGATTGAGCGGTGAGTGACGTGCAGTTAGTCCATGTTTCATTAAAGACTCCGCTGTTGATGCTTGATGGATTCCAGTTGCTGAACACGTCTGCGGAGAAGTCGGTGAGTGAAGAGCAGTTCAACCACGTCGAATCCATTGTAATAGCTACAGGAATCGAAACGTCAAACGAAGGGAGCGATGAGCATCCGTCAAATCCAAAACGCAAGTCCGTTACCGAAGGAAGAGCCGCACTAAAACTTGTTAGAGACGTGCATACACGCCAAGCTGCGAAGGCGTTAGTCGCTGATGAAATATCCGAACTAAAACTTGTGAGAGCGGTATTTTGCCATGTGCGAAACAATCTAGTCGCTGTTGGAAGCGGTGTGCTAAACGAGGTGAGTCCGCTGGACTGCCATGCGCTCGTAAAGTTCACATTGTTCGCCTCAGTGCCGAGCTTTGCGCCCGCCGGAAATGACGTAAGTGCCGAGCAGTCTCTCCATGCGTAACTCACGTCAGTCGCTAAGGGAAGCTCTGTGCTGAAACTTGTGAGTGATGAGCAACCCATCCATGCTTCTGTCACGTCAGTCGCGGAAGGAAGCGGAGTGTTAAAACTTGTGAGTGATTGGCAGAATTTCCATGCGCGATAAGCGCCAGTCACACCTGACATATCACCGTCGAACTGAACGATGTCGTTTCTGTTACGCCAAGCTGAAGTAACAGTTCCCGTAGCACTCACGCTTGCGCCTCGGTCAGTCAACAGCTTCTTCGCTTCGTTAATCTCACGCCCTGTCGCGCTCTCTGGTAATAATATAATACCATACAAATCACCAGCTTTGCGTATAAAGCCAGCATTACCCAAAAGGTTTAGCTCAGTGACCGCATCGGAATCCACAAGATACACAAACGTCCCTAAGCTCGTGCCTACAATCTGCCAGCCAGCCAACGTCTGCGATGCTGCGTTATCGAACTCAAGGTGTTCTGCGCTATCGTTAAAGGTAATCTTGTAGCCGTCAGCATACGGTTGGTCATTGAGTGTTGGTTGCTCAAGCGTCAGGTTCGTCCGAACGTCAGTGTCACCGTTGTCAGAGCCAGTGATGTATCCGTCGAGCGTGTTAGCATCTGTGAAGTTTCCGGTAAACGTAGCTTTCTGCGGGTCGAAGAAGTAGTAGCCAAAGCCGTCCTTTAGGTCGAACACGTTGTTCCTGTTGTTGATGTAGTTACGCACAGCGTCCGCTTGGGCATCGGTGATGGATGCAGGGAAGAGCGCGAGGTATTCGAGGTCGATGGCTCCAGCATTACTACCAGTAGCATTCGCCGCTATGTTGAACTCTTCGGCATCTACAGTTGATGCTCCGCTTACAGATTGAGTGTTGGAATTGTTTATTTTTGAAACGGCATTACTAGCTGTAAACTTTAACTCAAATAATACATCTTTAACGTCATCGCTAAACATTCCGTCATGGTCTAGCTGCCCAATACCGTTGATGATACTACGCGTGCCTGTAGCAGGCGCAGCACCTCCACGCATAGCAAGTATCGCGTAATTAATAGAAGTATCTGTTTCACCTGTGCTATTAAGAGAAGCAACTCGCCCAAAGTTTTGCCCCCCACCCCCAACAACACTATAAGCAGCAAAGAAATAACCACCAGTAACCGTCTGCCCCAACAAACCTTTAAGACCATCGTTCACTCCATCGAATCTCAGCACTGGCTTCTTGATGACCGTCGCTGGGTCGTTGCCTGATTGATTGATTGTTACCACTTGGCCAGTCGCGCAGGTAAACTTGGTGTCACCGTGGCGGACGTTGGTGGACGACGCGAAGTCAACGTCAAGTCTCTTGTCAGTTCCATCAATAGAAGCGTAGACACGCGCACCGAAGACTCCAAGGTATCCTCCTGTATTTGATGCGCCGTTATTTGTTGAGCCAATTTCTACTTGCTGGTTGCTGTTGTAGATATTTGTGGCTGCAATAGTTCGGTCAATACCAACTTGTGTAAATGAGCCATCGCTTTCTTTGATGAAAAATTGCAATCTCCCATCAGACTGTCTCCAAGTAGCCTTGACGGTTGCTCTTGTCCTTCCGCTCAGAACTGATGAAAAATCAACGCTCTGTTGAAACGCTGGATTGTAAGTTCCATCTTGGCTGATAACAAACTCAACGTATGACGCAAAATTTAAAGCAAGCTGGAAGCTGCGATTGTTGGTGTTTGAGTTGTATTTAGAAACCAATACTCTGGTTGAACTAAGAGGAAGGCTTGGAGTAATGAAGTCGCATTCCACTGTAATGTCACCAGTAATATCTAAAGATGAACTGTCAGGAATTGATGCGTTATTACCACTGACAGGAGGCAGATACAGATACCCATCACCATCAATCAACGGCAATGCACGAGGTTGATTTAACGCGACAGCTTGTTCCGCATCGCCGCCTTTGTTGCTCCCTCTGG